ATGAGGCTTATTTTAGAGCTTATGAATATTCCTACTGATCCACAAACACTTCAATATGAATGTAAGGATAATGCTGGAAAGTCCCTTGAAAATACAATAGAGAAAGCAGTAATGCCACAAGTCTTACCTAATCCATAGGGGTATTAGGTTTTAAATTATTCATATGGCTTAACCACATCATAGCAATATCATGCCACCCAATTAGAGTTTTTGATTCCTTTAGTTTTTTTCTTAAGGAATCATGATTTCCTTTCATTAGTTCAATTACTTTTAGTGCCACATTTGCATATGACATAGTATTTGTATCATCTATTTCAATATGTACACCATCTCTCTCCTTGAAAATACTACTTGTAGAAATGATTGGAATTGCTCCTGCTACTAAGCTTTCTTTAATACTAATACAATCAATCTCAGAAGTATTTGTAACGTAGAGGTGAAAATTAGACATATATTTTTCTCTTACAATAATATCTAGTGGCTGACGACCATGATCCATTACACCTGGGCTCGCTAGAAGTGCACTCATACTTTTCTTAAAATTCTCATCGGTTATAAGATCCATTCCATAATATACATGAAGTTCAGCTCTTGGTTCTATTTTCTTAATGATTGGCCATGTGGCTTGTAATAGCTGGTGAAGACCCCTTGTATAACAGCTGGTATAACATAGCCTGTATGGATTTCTCTGAACATTATCCTTGTTTTCAGAAAATTCCTTAATCCTGGTTCCATTAGGTATAATTGCACATCTATCTGGATCTAGCTTTATGCGAATAGTCTTTTCAAATAAATCCTTGTGATATAAGCTCTTGAAAAATAATTTATTAATTTTAGCACTAGATCTATACCATGTTTCTAAGAAATACTTTGGATGAACGCTATCATGTAGATCTAGCCAGAGATTCTTTGCCTTTATTTCAAAAGGAGCACCGCAGACAAACCCATGGATTCTCCATAGGATAACTGTATTATATATTTCATCAAATGAAAATGTTTTCCAGTCAAAATAGTCCACACCATTATGTTTCTTAGTAGGAACCGTTCCATATACTGCAACCTTCTTACCCTGAGAAACCCATTCTGAAGATAAATTTACTATGGCTTGTTCAGATCCAGTTAAGGTTAAAACACTAGGGTCCCAGTTTACACAGAATCCTCCAGCAAAATATACTATATCATATTTACTTTGAACAGGCTCTTTACGAAATAAAGTTGCCATCCTGCTAAAAAAGGGTTCAGGTATAAAATTAGTTATAGGCTCATTTACTTCTGCGATTGTATCATTTACTTTTATAATACCACCCGTTATAATCTCTCTTTTATTATATGTATTAGATGAATGACTTGATTGTATAGTAGTCTTCATAGGATCTAATTGTATCATTTTCTCCTTAAATCCATTTGTAAAACTAGGCTCCTCTCCAGATTCTCTTGTTTCGTCATGTGAATGTTTCTCAAGATATTTTTTCTTCCATGCAAAGCAACTATTTATGGAATGGTAAGGACCAAACCCCTTGAATTTACAGAGTTTATTAAGAGTATAATCATATATATACATGGGAGAACATCCTGCTAAGAGTGCATCTGATCCCTCTAACATTTTTACAGCATGCTCTACTCTTTCTTTAGGATAAAAATCATCGTCATCCATTACTACAGTAATATCCCCACAACATGCCTTATTTCCCTTATTTCTCAGGCCTCCTAGCTTTTCCCCAGGTTTCTTCTCAAGATAGATAATTGGACAATTTAAATCAGAAGACTTAATGAATTCTTTTATATTCTTGGAATTTTCTAATATATCCTCTTCTAACTTGCTACCCTCTACTAGTATCCATTCCACAATAGACTCATATGTTTGAGCCTTTATCATGTCTTTTAAGATTTCAAGGCATGGGAATCGTTTACATTGTGTAATTGTCACAATGGAAACGGTCGACTTTTTACCCATTCTATATATTTTCTTAAAAGACTCCTTAGACAGCCTCAACCTGCACACCTACAAGCCCGTGAAGCCAGGTAATAAATTCCTTATCCCATCCCCAAAAGCATCCAGTCTGAGCACGGCCGGCAATTACACGCCCACTTGTATTAGTCCCATGGTTTAGAGCTACTAAAATTTGCTGAGGAGGTATTTCCATGAAACGCCCGTCATTAGGGACAAAGCCCTCACCTTCAGACTGTTGCTGATCAGGAAAGGTATTATCTAGTGCATAGGACTTCCAGAAACATAAGGATGCCTCGCTAATACGCTCACACTGTTTTAGAGCCCATGGAGGAGTATTTACCGCACTAATACCCTTCTGTAGATCATACATTGCAATCATCGTGCAACCAACAACCTGAACCTCATTATATGCTAAAAGCCAGGATACTCTTCTACGAAAAGATGTTGCAGGATATACATCATCATCGTCCATGTTTACACAGATTTTATGTTTAGCTGCCTGAACTGCCTTATTACGCTTGTATCCAATAGACCTCTTCTTAGTCATAGGCACATAAGTAATCTCAATACCCGGTTGCCTTTCCTCAAATGATTTAATCTTGTCTAGAACCCCCTTAGACAAATCATCACTATCTTCTACTATAACCCATTGAATCTTATCCTTGGGATAATCTGTTACTAGAAGATTTAGGAATGCCAGGTCTATAAAATTTCTACGATTATATGTCAGAGTTAGAACAGAAATTGGTGGGCATTCTGTTTGTGAAATTACAGGGGGCATCCTTTTCTGTGGCGTAGCATTCTTAAGATAATTGGTTACACACTTACGGAAGGTGCTAGTAAAATCTTTCCAACGTTTCTCTGATGTTTCTACTTGGGATTCACCACTAGGAATTGTCTGAAGAGCAGACTTGATATTCTCCGTCGTAACAGAAGAAAAATCTGCTACAAAACCCACATGGTTTTTTTCTGACTTTTTACAAGGTGTTTCTAAGAAACCAGTATATAACTTATCCCCATAATATTCCTTGTAAACAGGCAATGTATTTAAAATCATTGCAGCAGATCTAGCTTCCGCCTGCGCAGCAGTAAAACCAAATCCTTCGGCTGCACTAATACAAACATGAGTAGCAGCATTTTGATTCAATTCCTCTAATTCAGAAGCTTCTAGGAATCCCCTCTTAACTGTTACTGAAGGGGCGAAGGAACCAGGTAGATCATCCTCCTCCAGGGTAGTTGTAACAGTTAGAGGAAAATCAGATGGCCAGATTGGCAATAGAGCTCTTGCAGCGATATGCTTATTCTGAGAAGCACCGAGAACCCATAGAGCTTGTCTTAGACCAAGTGACTCTACCTTTATAGGCTTTAGAGGACCTCTTACTGCCCAAGGCATATAGACTGCCTTTGGCCCGAAATCAGCTACCCTTCCTTGCTCCTTTACCCAGATTGCAGTAAAGCGTTCCTTATAAGATTCCCAAGAGGGTGAACACCACTCAGGATTTACCATCCAGATTTGTGTTGGGGCCCAGGGTAGCCATACAGGATGAGGAACCTCTAGATGTATTACAATATCAGCGGTTGTAGGCGGTTGTAGAGGATCTGCTTTAATAACCTGAAATTCACCCGGTAGGAATTCTAAAGCCTTTTCAATTAAGGAGGCATCTTGACTTAGACCAAATGTATTAGACTGATTCCACAATATAACAATACGGGGCATCTGTATTTATAATATTTTTATAGTTTAGATGGTGTTTAAGAAGACAATTATTCAAGTATATTCTGCAAATAATCAATTTGGGTTTGAAGATTTTGTAAGAGCTACACTTCGGCTTTTTAATTATGCAATTGACAGAGATGTAGATATTAAGGTAAATATTTCTGGATCCGAGTTCGAGCCTTATTTACTTGTCACAAATCATATCTACGACGCTATAAATGTCAAACCTAAAGTATATTATAATGATGTAGATAAAGTTTTATTAGTAAATGACTTAGATGCCTTTATAGCGAGTTCAGATCCTATATTTGTTCTTACATCAAATGTAACAATAGATCGCTCTGACATCTATACTATGTCATACATTGGTTATAATAAATTAATTAGATATAATGATTCACTTTATCCTGTAGCAGAAGCTAAGGTCCGTGCAAACTTATTAAGAACTAGAACTTCTGATAATTTAAAATATGGATATAGTATAGTTTATTTTCAAAAAGATGATAGGTATTTTAATAGCAGTGTTAGATATATATCCTCTCTGGCAAATCAGATTCGCAAATCTATAAATATGAATCATGATATAATAGTATTATCTAATGTTCCCAAGATAGGAGAAATATTAACTAAGTATATCGAAATGAATACTTTAGCGGTTCAGATAGTTGATGATTCCGATATTGATGTTGGCCCTGCTACAAGTTCACCTATTATATATGATATAATAATAGATTTTATCATATTATTAAAGGCCAAGAAAATCTTTCGATTTTCTCATAATCCAGAAAGTTCCATCCATAATATAAGATTTGGTTATAGTTCTAAGACTACTTATTTATTTCAGACTGCACTTGATACAAATGATATTCTTTGGAATATGAAATTTATTGACATTCCTCTTTATTATGAATCGCGTACTTTAGTAGGCTCTCCCCCTCCAGCTTCTTCAAGATTGAATACGCCATCTGGTATAGTTTTAGATAATTCAGGAAATCTAATTATAGCTGATACAATGAATCATTCTATAAAAAAACTTGATTCAAGTGGTAATTTGACTACAATAGCAGGAACAGACTCTTCTGGTTTTGTAAATGGGGCCACTACTACAGCAAGATTTAATAGTCCTACTAGTGTTGCCATAGATAAATTAGGAAATATATATGTTGCAGATACAGGAAATAATACCATCCGTATCATTGAATTAGGATTCTATAAGGATTCTAGTAATAATACTATTCACGACTATCGGTTAGTTAATAGTCTAGCTGGATCAATGTCTATAGCACCTGTAGGTTCAACTGGAATAGGCTCTGGTAGTTTATTGAATGCACCACGTGGTGTTGCAGTAGATATTTCAGGCAGTATCTATATATCTGATACAGGTAATCACCGAATTTGTAAATTTACAGGAGGTGCTAATTTAACTACCATTGCAGGTATAACTACTCTAGATGGCCCTCTAGGATATATACGAGGTTATATTAATGGCACTGTGGGAGAAGCATCTTTTAATGAACCCACAGGCCTAACCTTAGATATAAACGGAAATATATACGTGGCCGATACAGGAAACCATGTTATAAGAAAAATTGATATAAATGGAAATGTTACAACCGTAGCTGGAAATGCTCAACCATTTATTAATGATGGAGCTTCCAATACAGCTAATTTCAACAGGCCAACTGGTGTAGCAATTGATTCTGAAGGTGTGATTTATGTAGCTGATACTCTTAATAATTCTATAAGAAGTGTATCTGAAGGAATCGTTTCTCTCGTAGCTGGTTCTTCTATACAACTTCCAGGATCTGTTAATGGGTTTGGAGATAGAGATCCTCAAAGAGAACTAGTTCCTCCATCTACTAGGGCTACTTTTAATGCACCGACATCGATTATAGTAGATTCATCAAGGAAATTATTTATAGCAGATTCATTAAATAACACGATTAGAACTATAACTCCTACATTTTCGGATCCTACAAAAATTAAACCAATCCCCTTGCAATCTTTTAAAATTATAAATGCTCCAGGTGTAGCTTATACCTTAGGGCCTACACTAAGTCAGGCTTCTAAAATACCAATGATACAGGGTCGTCGTTTTTAATTATTTATAAGAATAGAATGCCCGAGGATGGGTCTGAAGAAATAAGAAATTTAGGATATATTGCTTGGAAAAATAATTTATCCTGGATGGAAAGTCAAAAGGGTGACAAATGGGACTCCTTAGTAAGTTCTGAAAACAAGTATTTTAATAATGCTCTTTCTAAAGTAAAGTATTATAGTAAAAAATTTCAATCAGAAATGTTCTCAAATAATAATACACCTGTTTGGGAATATAAGGGTTGGACAGTTGATTATATTGCATTTACTCCTCAGCAAATTTGGACTCATAAGAAATCAGGATTCTCCTGTAAATGCTGGGATGCTGATGTATCCGATGGATATTTTGTTGCGGCAGTTCAGCATGATAAAGGCTTTGAGAGATTTGATGTCCATGTTTATAATAAGAAATTTGAATTAATTCAGGAA